GAAGAGTATGAATTAGTTGTTGAAGCTGGTGAATTCTTTGGCAAGATGTGTGGTTCTACAACTATGAATTGGGCAAGAAAAATTATATTTGGAGAATAAATTATGAATTATTTTATAAGTGATTTACTTTTATTTCATAAAAATGTAACAGATGAAGGATCTAATTTTGATAATAGACCTTTTGCTACGTTAGAAGAAATCATTAAGAGTGGAGAATAAATATTTATGAAACTATTAGAAAAATATAGTTGTATTTTTTGCAAATATAGAAAACTTAACAAGAATCATGATTACGCTTGTATGGACAGTTGGGAAAAAGATGAATCTGGTTATCCAATTGGCAAATGTAATTCATTATCGAATATATACTATGGTAAAATCGTTGAACTTTTTCCATTCAAGCAAATTGATTATTGGCGTACTGAGAGAGCATATAAAAAAGAAGAAAAATATAATGAAGCAATGGATAAGAAATATGGAGATTGTTGTATAGAAACAGATGATTGGAAATTCATTTGGGGAATAACAAGCTGGGATGATTTATCTGGTCACGAAGCCAATATGTATACCATGAATGATATAGATATTACATATGACAAGCAGAAAAAAGAATATATGCTTGGAGTAGAAACAGCATATATGTTTGAAACATATGCTTTAGCGTGTAATTATCTAAGAACATGTTTGGATGCATTTTCAAAATATATGGACGCTAATGGATTAGATAAGAATAAGCAGTATAGTTTATTCATGAGCAATCCTTGTACAAGTATGGTAGCTGATTCGATTGAAGAATTATATACCAATTTTAAAATTTTTGTTGATGGATTTTGCAATCAAAATACAACAGAAAATAAAAAGGATGGAGAATAAAGATATGAAGATAGAATTAATTAGATTAAAATTTGACGACACTCATTCGTACAAGTATAAGCCATTTAAGTATTGTTGTGACGAGATTCAGAATGATAAAGCTATTGTATTTACAGGTGAAGATATAAATGATATTGGTGGAGAATATGAAGATGATAACGTTTCTATCCCACAACTTTGCACTTCACATACAGCTTATGAAGACAAATGGGGGCAAACAGACAATTACCCGATTCAGTTCTGTCCTCATTGTGGCAAAAAGATTAAGATTTCAGTTGTAGATGAGATTGATGTATCGGATAAATACAATAAATTGTCTAAGCGGCGTGAAGAATTGTGGAAGGGGTGTCAGAGAACAGATAGTAAGAAAAAAGAGAGCGAGTGGAGAAAACAGGCTAGAAAGTTGAGTGACCAGATAAACGACTTCTATGAATTGGGTGAGTGGAAAGGAGATTGTTTATGAGAGACGAAGAAACAAGATTATTATTTCAGGCATTGAGTCAGATTTTAGCCAATCAGGATGATATTAAGAAACACTTGGGACTTAATAAACTTGATTCAGAATATGGTTGGAATGACGAAGATACGATGAAATTGTCAAGAAAGTGTTCAGAAACAGCGGATGATTTTGAACATAATGATAATGATTCTAGTAACTATTGGTAAGGAATTTCAGGATTCATTGGCTTTGAGAAAGGAGAATATATGAGAGAAGATAGGCTTAATTATATTGAGAAAGAGATTAGTAAAACACCACTTTATTCATTGCTTGGAGCAGATGGTATTGGTGAGTTGAAGAGTAGAATCATTGACATTATTTGTGATCAAGTGCAGAAAGATTTGAGAGACAGTTCGTATTATCTTATTGATCCAGATGATGTGAATGAGACTCTAGGAGAGAATATTATTAATGAAGCTGTTGATGAGTTAAAGGAAGAGTGGAAAGACAAGCTTAAAGAATATATGTCTCAGAAACTTGAAGTAATGATGAAGTAACTTCACAAGAAAGCAACATATCCTTGGATTTTGAGAGAATAATACATTGGAGGTGAAAAAATGTATCAAAATTGTTGTAAGAAATGTGGAAGCGTTTCACTACATACAGAAGTAAAAGGTAATAATATAGGACTTTATTGTGATGATTGCGGTGCATGGATCAAATGGCTTGGAAAAGATGAGTTGAGAGCTTTTGAGTATGCGAATAAATCAAGAGGTTTGAGAGCGACTGCAAAACTATATGATGAAGCGTTTGTAGACTATAGAATAAGTGAAAGACTTAACAGGTTTATAGATGGTATTAATGAAGCTATTGATAGCGTATGCGACAATCCAATGGCAGAACATGACAAACTTATCTATAATAACGCATATGCTCTTGCTTTAGTAAAATGTAAGGTATGTGTCCAGAATATCATTGAAGGTAGAGAATTTAATGATTCAGGAGAGGAGTAATTATGAAACCAGTAGTATATTTTGATTTTAAGGAATGTGAAAACGATAATAATAGTGTCGTGATTACGAAAGATAGGTTAAAAGAGATTTTAGATGAAGTGTATCAAGCAGGATATTCAGATGGAAATTTAAATAAAACTACCATTACAACAACTCCTTGGAATTGGAGAGACAATGTTGTGTATTGTGGTGGCAATAATGACCAGATGATCCCTAGAGAAATAACGACAGGAACACCATTAAAAACTAATGGGACAGTTATTACATGTGAAAATAAAAAGTCGTAGTAAACCAATCTTTCAAGCGAATTTTCAATCTTCACTCGATAGAATTTATGTTCATTTCCTTGCTTATCAAATCCTTTAATAATGGATTTATCAAGCCAAAAGTAGCCTTCTTTTAAGTCTTCCAATGGCTGTTTAGTCGTATCTCGCAAAAATGTAAGATACTCATTGTAAATTGGGTTCACTCATATACCTGAGTGTTATGTACATAACCTTTTACCTAGGATTATCTTTACCTTTCTTTGATTTTATGGCATTTGCAACTACCATTTATGTTGTTATCTGTTCAAATTTTCCAATGAAAGATTGGATTGCACCAAATTGAAATCCTACGACAATATAGCAGATGTAGATTTAGCAAGTTGGAAAGATTTAATCGAATTACAGAAAGAACATCTAACGCAGCTTGAAGCTGATTCATTAGAACTAATCAAAGAAAAAGCAGAGAAGTTTAATACATATACTTCAATAATTCCTGTTTCTATGGGTAAGGATTCAATGCTTACCTGTCATCTAGTCAGAAAATTATATCCAGAAACAAAAGCAATATTTAATAATACATCGCTTGACTGTGCTGATACATACAGAATGGTTAAGACTTTTCCTAATTGTGAGATTATGAATCCTGAGAAGGGATTTTACCAATATATTAAAGAACAAAATATTATATTTAATAGAATTTCTCGTGGTTGTTGTAGAATCTTCAAAGTAGGTGAAATGGTTAGGCGTTTAGACCATAACAAACCATATTTAATGTGGATGGGTATGCGAAACGAAGAATCTAATACTAGAAGCGGATATCAAGATGAATGGGTAAACGAAGCTGAATGGGGAAATACATGTTGGCAGGGAATACTACCAATAAGAAAATGGGACGAAATAGATGTCTGGTTATATACAATATGGAAAAATATTGAAATAAATTCAAAGTATAAAAAGGGATATTCAAGGGTTGGCTGTGCCGTATCGTGCCCTTACTACACCAAATCAACGTGGATTCTTGATAAATATTGGTATCCAACAATGAGAAATCGTTGGGAGAATATTTTAAGAGAAGACTTTATAAGTAATTCAAAATGGTTAGTTATGAATTGCACAGTAGATGAATATATCAATCAAGCTTGGAATGGTGGTGTGTTTAGAAACGAACCAACAAAAGGGGTTATTGAAGAGTATGCCAAGTATAGTAATTTGGATGAGAAAATTGCTGCGCAGTATTTTAACAAATATTGTGATAATGGATGCAAGTCTCAATCTGGTAAATTGAAGCGAATCAAAGCAAAGGATGTTATTGGTATGAATTTAAAATATCATGGAAGAAATATCAGTAAATTTTACTGTAAGAAGTGTCTTATGAAAATGTATAACATGGATGAAGAAAAATGGAATAAACAAGTAGAAAGTTTTAAACAATCAGGATGTGATTTGTTTTAAGAGAGAATAATGTTATGTAACAGTTAAATATATCTAAGCCATTCGGCTATGGGAATCCCAGTAAATAATAGAATATCAGAAAGGATGTAAAGTGTAGCTACTGTAAATCATATGAGCTTTCTGGTAACACAAAATGGAGAAAAAAGTATTAGCAGGTGCTAAATTAGCTGGTGGTAATCCAGAGAATGAAAGAGTAGAAAATGACTACTATGCGACAAATCCTGAAGCAGTAGAAATGCTGCTTTCAAAATATGATTTTTTTGCACAGACAATATTAGAGCCGTGTGTAGGTGGTGGTCATATCGCCAATGCAATAAATGAATTTTATAAGAATAAAAGAGAAATTACAGGACTTGATTTAGTTGATAGAGGATATCCTAACACAATTGTTGCTGATTTTCTTACATATGAAACAGATAAAAAATATGAAGGCATCATAACCAATCCACCATATTCACTTGCAAAAGAATTTGTAGAAAAAGGAATGGATTTATTAACAGATAATGGTCAGATGGCAATGTTTCTTAAAATTCAATTTCTTGAGGGTGTAAAAAGAAAAGAATTATTTGAAAAATATCCACCTAAGTACATATATGTGTTTAGGAATAGAATGGCGACTTGGAATAGTGGATTAGAGAAAGATCCAAAAACTGGGAAGAAGTGGGCAACTACAATGTGTCATGCGTGGTTCGTGTGGGAGAAAGGTAGCACATCTGAGCCAATTGTTAGGTGGTTAGAAACAGACAACATATAAAGAATGAAATTTTTCTTTCCTTTGGAGGTGACTGAAAATGAATAATGGAGTAAATTACACAATCATAAGTAGACCTTCTTATATCACTTTTAAGTGTCCATTTTGTCATGAAGAAGTCGAAGTGAATTTTGAAGAAGTCGATTTCAATACTGATTATTGGGGAGATGGTGCTTGGTGTGATTGTCCTGAATGTGGTGAGAAAGTGGAACTTGATGATTATGAGTACGATTAGGAGAATAATTATATGGGACAGTTAATTGATAAAACAGTATTACGAAAAGAATTATCTAAACTGCCATCGGAAATGGGATTTGTAAGAAAATCGGATGTAATGCAGATTCTTGGCAGTCAGAAATGTGTCTACGATGTAGAAAGTATCGTAAAACAGTTAGGCGACTATGGGAATGAAGAAATGGATTATTACAGAAACACACCTTATGAAAAGTGCATAGAAGAATGCGTACATAAAGCAATTGAGATTGTGAAAGCAGGTGGAACATGTCAATAGGTGATGGAAGAAAAACATATTCCGACAGTACATTAAAGTATATGACAAAAAATGAGCTGATTGATATTATTCGCTGCTTAGAAAGTAATCTTAGAAATGCTCATGAGACAAATGATATTCAGTATGAAAATTGTAAGAGGTTACTGAGTGAAGAGAAGAATAAAACTCTTGATGAAGTTCTAAAGACTTGTGACATTGAATGTGGATTTTACAGTGGTGATGTTAAAAATCTTACAAGACACGTTTTAATGAGAGTGTTGGATGGATTGAGGGAATAAATATTTGTGAGGTGAGTAGATGAAAGCATATAAGTGTGATATTTGTGGCAAGTATTGCGATTATTCTCATAATATCTATGGCAACATAATGGTGCGAACTAAAAAGAAAAATTTTAAGAAGATGAAAAATATAAACGAATTATGTGATAGTTGTTTTGAGGATTTACAGAGATATATACAAGATAAATATTTTGAGCACATGGATAAATATTCAGAGTAAAGATTCGTTTCTTATGGAAATGATTTTATACAACGAAAGGAGAAGACAATATATTGAACAGCAGTATTTTTGTTCCTAAAACGATAAATGTTGGATATCAAAATCGTTCAGGAACTTATACGGGAAAACTTGCCTATGTCATTTACTATGATGAAAAAGGCAAACTGCGAAAAGAAGCATCGTGGAATAGTTGGCGAGACAAGGATATTCCAAATAATGAATATGATAATATTCCAACTGAAGGATTTGTGCTAAATAAGAAAGCTGGTGATTACTCTACAGGATGGGATCACAGACATGCTTATTGTAGAGTATATGATCCAAGAGGATTTGAGTTTGAAATTACCATTGAAAATTTATTATACATTCTCGAAAATGCGAATTGTATCAAGGGTAAGGGACTTGAAGGAGAATTTATATATGGATGGGATGGTAAGGATTTAGTTCTTATGCCTGTTGAGTCACCTGACTATAAGCAAATTAGTGAGTTTAATAAAATTATTCATAATAATGAAACTATTAAAGCAAAAGATTTAATTATCGGTGCTACATATCTCACAAAAGATAATGAGAACTGGATTTATATGGGTAAATTTGAAGCTTTTGACTATTGGGGAGGAACAAATAAAGGTAAACATTTTTGGTTTTGGAGAGGTAGTTATTTTGAACATTATAGGTCAATGCCAAAAAATAAATTTATCAAATGTATTGATGATAAGTGTAATGAAAAGTATGCAAACATTTTTGATAAATTAGAAGGAGAACCAGAATATTCTCCATATGATAGCAGCAAAGATGAATACAAATATTTTACACTTGATGAATTTAAAGAAGAGCGTGGCGACTATTGGAGAGGAAGTTGTTTTATAAGCGAATATTATAGTGGAAATAAATGCGTATTTGACACTTGTAAAGATAATGATTTATATATTGTTCGTAAAATACAAATAGTACATAATTATTATTACCCATCCGAAGAACGTGTTGAAGTAACTGATATATTTCCGACTACATCTAAAATGGTTAAATCAAACCGTTATCCATATAAAGACATAGAAGAAAAGCATATGATTCCAGTTACATTAGAAAAGATTTTTGAAGTGATGAAACCAATGTATATTCAAAAATATTTAGCAAATGGCAGAGAATATAAAAAGGAGTACGAAATTAAATGAGTAAAAACGATGACAGAATTTTAGAATTAAAGAAACAGATTGAAGCCAAGAAGAAATCAATTTCTGAGAGGAAGGTTAGATTTATTCCTGAAACAAATTGCGTTCTTAATATGGATGGAATGACAATTAATCTTAACGTGTGTTCAGATGATGCATTATTATTACTTTTGATTAGATTGAATTCATATTTAATGTCTGCTAAGGATCTTAATATGGCTGATTTTGAAATTTCAGGATACAGTGTGACAGCATGGATTAAAGATATTAAGAGTAAGTTAGAGGTATCTGGTCTGAAGAAAGAAGAATCTGATTTGAAGAAAATGGAGAGCAAGCTGGACAAGTTGCTTTCTGATGATAAGAAAACAGAACTGGAAATTGATGAGATTGCTGCTTTATTGAAGTAAAAGAGAGAATAATACAATAGGTAGTATATTTCATAAAAATACATACTATATATAGTGGTCGGATAAATTTAAACTACTATATATTGTAATAAAAAAACAAGAAATATCGGTTTCTTGTGATATGAGAAAGGAGAATATTATAATGAGTAATATTAAAGCAATTGAAATTTTAAAAAAGGATATGGACAGAATTATAACATTAAATAATGGTGGAAATATAGAGAAGGAGTTCGATCTTTACCAAGCGGAAGCATTAGCAATTCAGGCTTTAGAGAATACAAAGTAGGTGATTGTTATGGCACAATGGAATGAAAATACAGTTCCTAAATGTGATGCTAGAAATTGCTCAGATGAAGTGCTTATAACAGTACAACATATGGGATATTTAGGAAAACTTTATAAAAGGGTAATCAAAGCGGTTTACTTTCCATATCATCATTGCACTGTTGAAGATATGGGATGGAATATGTGTGATGGTGTTCCTGATGATTGGGAATATATAGAAGAGGAGGATACATGGTGGATTCCACAAGGTTGGTATGAGGTGTGCGATTATTCACCTGATGACTATTCATATTTTACTATTGCAGACAAGGTGATAGCATGGATGAAATTGCCAAAGCCTTTTAATAAAAAGTTAAAACAGTTAAGCGAAATTGAATTACCTAAGACACCAAACCCAGAAGTTGTTAAAGAGGGATTTCTGAGATAAAGTCGCAGTAAATTTCGATTTCTTTTGGAGAATATACATAAGGAGGATTGATACATACGAATTTAGTACAAGCATTAGAAAAGCAGATTGAGTTCTGTAATCAATATACAAAGTATAAATGTGGGGTATTTGTAAGAACAAAAGAACAATGTGAGATTGTAATGAAATGCATTTCAAACTTATTGTTAGACCGAAGAAATACTCAATTAAAAAATTATGCATGGAAATTGGGCTGTTATTGGAATAATGGTAATTGTATTGAAGTATTACCTGTAAACGATTCCGTTAGAGGACACAGATTTAATGGTGTAATAATTGAAAATGAAATCGAAAGAGATATTGTTAATTCTTTGATTATGCCATATTTAATGGTAAGGATTGATTCTAGTGGACATAAAATTGAAGAATTTAATAATGTTAAAGAGAGAATATTTACAGTAGATATTAGCAAGAGTGATGTCATTGAAGGTAAAAATCGTTCAATTTATATTTCGACTGGTTGGCGTAGAGGACTAAGAAATTCAAATATATTTATTGATGATTTATGCGAAGAAAGTTTTAAGAAGGAGTATACATGTATGTTTAATAATCACACAGCAGCTTTTAGAGTTGCACAGGTAGGAACAGATAAGATTTATATTTACAATGCGATTGGTATTCCAAAGGAGAATATTAAATATGAGACAGAGTTTGTCAATAGAACCAAGGAAACTTATCTGAATATCAAAGGCGCACATAAAGTTGAAGGTATTGGATTTGAGAATGAAATTGATGTTCATTTACTTATTGATACTAATGTATATGATAAGTATGAAGTTGATTTCCATGATGGTCTTATTTTTGTTTTTTTACATGAGATTATCAATGAGAAACCTGTTTTAGAAGATGTTTCAGGTGAAAAATAAAACACAAGAATCTGACATTTCTTGGTGCAGATTGGAGAATATTATTATGGAATATAAAAGAAGTCGTAGGGCGTGTCTTAATTTGATACGAGATCCAGTAGATAATTACATAGAACATAAAGATGAAATCGAAGAAATTCTTAAACCATTCACAGTAGTTCCACGAAATAAAATATCTAAAGTAGATACAGACCAATGGTTATATATTAGTTCGGCTTGGCGAGATAAAAATTATGTAAGAGCTGTCGAGATTTGTAAAGGTAGTAAGATTTACAGTACAGATGAAAATGATCTATACGAATTAGACAAAGAATTAAATGAACTTGGATTTAAGACAAGAATGGGGAGAAATTGCGATACAGGAACTTTAAGTATCGCAGTCTTGGAAGAACCTGGAACAGAGAATATATAGATGGAGGTAATAAACAAATGAGTGAAGAATATAAAATTAAGCCAGTCAAAAGCATATTTCGGCAGCGTGTAATTGAAAATTTGTATTATCTTATGGGATGGGGATTCTTTAACAGTGACGAAAAATATAAGTTCATTGCAAGTCGTGATGGAATAGTTGTTTCTGATAAAATAATTGGCGAATACGATATTGATGTTCCTTTGTTGGAAGAAGGTGACAAATTTTATCTCAATGATATAAAAGAAGCTATTGTTGTCAAAAAAAGAATGCGTAGTAGTGATGGCTCAATTGTATATTTTGTAGAAGATAAACATGTTGATACTGATAATTCTAAAAAAACAATGGAAGAGTGTAATCAAAAAATAGCATATATTGAGGCTCAAAAGAAAGAATTTGAAACATATAAACAAAAATATAAATACAAACATAGATTTTTTAATTTTAAAAAATCTGAATAAGAGAACAATCAAGTAAAATAACAACAATAAATCACTGTTTCATTGGTTGTTAGGAGGTGCAATAATATGAAGAAATACATAAAACAAGCATTAGCTTTTCT